TATTCTCTGGTTATTTCGGATATTTTTCCAACCTTTTCAAGCTTCTTCTCCCTCGGCTCGATGTTTTCAAATACTTTTTCATACCTTTCCAAAAACTCTACATCGTCCATATCGATTTCGAACTCTACGTCATTCCATTTCCACTGGCTCATTGGCTCACTCTCCTATTCTTTCTCGTATTTTTTACCGCCTTAAAATCGGCGGCAGCTACTCCCCCATGTAATCTCCCTTGGCGTAAGTAACTGTCTTGGATGTAATATCAGTCTCTGTAACATATCCTTCCTCGATTTCGGATACAGCTTTCAGTGATCCGCTATAAACCAATGCGTCCGTTCCATCTCCGTCGGAATCTGGGATAACTGCGTAAGTCCTCTTTGTCGCAAAGCACTTATCGCCTTTCGTATTTTTCTTGTAAAAATCCACTGTGACAACTTCCACATGAGCATCATCCGCAACTTTCTCTCCATCATGGATTGCCGCAATGCGCTCATGTACAGGATTGCCCGCGTACATATCGAAGGAGTATTCCGTAGCCGGAGCATATCCAACTACATCTGATCTCTCCGTGCTTTCATCCACGTACTGTCTGGAATACTCTTTCGGGTTTTTCCCATTTGTCATTGCGGTAAAATTGGTCATTCTTTCAAATTTCGGAGAGCTGCCCGTTGCATCCGTGTTCATGAATGCTACTCGCAGGTGTCTGCCTACTAATTTTGGTACTGTTCCTGACATACTTATACCTCCTGTGTATAAATTAAGCGGCACTCAATACGATACTTTGCGTTTTCACCGTTCATGTCGTACAAGTAACCGCTGTTTAAAGTTTCGATTGATATCGGGTTCTTCTTTTCTTCGAGTTTCGGGAGGTTGTCGTTAAAACTCTGCTGTTCCAACCACTCTTCGAAGCTCTGGAAAAATCCACTGTTTTCGATATTGATTCTTGCGTCCTGATCGTATTCCTCTTGACTCGTAAACGCAAACTGGAACTGCTTCTTTGCCCCACCGTCCATGTATCTCTGCATGATCGGGTCACAAGGGAGAGGGTCTACAGAATATCCCATATCTGTCCCAATGTAGTCCACATTTACACGTCCATCACTTAAAAACGGACATGTGAGAATGTATGATCTGACGCTGTCAATGAGATTTGACATACTTCGCCGCTCCTTTCAGAATGGAATCCTTGTGGCGGTTCTTCATGCGTTCGAACCATCGTGATTTTTCCTTGTGCTCGTAATATTGCCTACGTGCGTAAGGTGCAATCTGGTTGATCTCACCACTTCCAATTACGGTGCCGAGGGTTGCTGACTTAACAAGCACACCTGTACGTCTTGGAGTCTCCGGGTTCATCCGTCTGATGCACTCGGAATCAACAAATTCCTGTGCATTCGCAAAACCAGATTCCATATTCGGCTTAAATGCAGGATTCCAGTCAAGTCTTGCAATCGTTCTACCTTTTAAATTCCCTTTGGAAATCGTGTATGTTGATATCGTGCCTCTTGGTGTTTCGATTTGGAATTTTTTCTTTCCTTTTGCCATCACACGCCCACCACCTTAATATGTGGATTTCCGCCAAAAGTATTGTAGTTTACGGACGTGACTCTGGTCTTATTTAGTCCACCCAAATCCTTAATAGTCTGCATGTCAACCTTGCAATCGCCTTTTACAAGGTAATCGTCTTTTTTAATTGCCACGCTGGTATCCGGGATTCTGATTGTGTAGGTGTCTGCTTGCTTTAATCCATCTGTCGTGATCTGCGACTTTTCATTTTTATACCACCATACCGCCGGGATGTAAGTTCGCTCCCACTCATCCAGTCTGGTTTCCGAGTTGTATTTCCGGCTATACAGTGTTGCATCTGTGTTGGTTATCATGATTCTACCCCCATATATAAGAGACCAGTCGGCATAAGATAGAGCTCCAATGTGTCAGATATTTTTCTACTAAGCAGTTCATCTGCTGTTCCCCCGTTTCCTCCACTTTCGTAGCTGACAGAGTATCCATCCGTGTTCTCAGATGTGACCGCGCGTCCAGAATGTTTGTTTCTGACCTTTTCATCATTTGCCAGCAATTCGCAGACAGTGCAGGTGGCAAGTTTTACCTCTTCCAATTCCATATTGTCATCAGCGCGCCCGAAGGTAATCCTTCGGACATAAGCTGATGCTTTCATAATGGATTTCTCAAACTCTTCTTTTGACAGATTCCCCTTGTATGAAGAGATGTAATATTCATAATCTGCGTACAGATTCATTCGATCACTCCTTACACTACTGTGTGTACATAGATACCATCTTTCTTGTTGTCGTAGCATTCTGCGATACCAACAGTACGGTATCCGAATTTCCAAGCGTCTGCATCCTGGTTTTGATCTGGTGTAATAATCTTGGATACAGTGTGTTTCTGGTACTGGATAGCTGCCTGTTTGTCCACAATCATAAAGTTTACCGCTTTACCTCCGGCATTCTTAGCGTATCCACCCGCGCCAGAAGCGGTCAGATCAATTTTTGAGTAAAATCTTCCTTCTGGAACTTTGACAATTCCGGCAAATCCCTCAATAGCTTTCTTGGATGCCGTTGTGTCCAAGTCCTCGATCATTCCGTAGATTGTCGGGTTGATAAACAGATAGCAAGTAGCAAGGTTCGCTTCTGCGTTTTCGATCTTACTTCTCGCTGTTCTGAGTGCTGCAAGAGCCGCCTTTCCATCATTGAGAGCTGCTTCTACAGTCGTGACACCGGAAACAGATGCATAACCTGCCAGACGATATGCGTCAAGCTCCGGTACCACTTTGGTACGCAGAAATTCTCCGGACAATCTGCCAAATGCTACACCTGCAGACTCGATATTGTCCATAGCATCGATCGTAAACATTCGTCCACGGTCATATCCGCATTTCTTTGTTTCGTATTCCAGTGTCACATCGCCTGCAACATAGCCTGTCTGCTTGTTGTAGTTTGCAAGCCCCTGCATGGACATTTTCGGGATCAGAATCTCATTCGCATTCGCTCCCTCTCTCACAAGCTCATTCGGACCATCCAAAACCGCTGTCAAAGACGCCAGTTTGTAAACTTCGTCCAACATCGTAGAGTATGCTTTTCTTAATGCAATTGTGTTCGCCATATCTTATTACCTCATTCTTTCAAAATTATTTTTCTGCCGGAAGCCCCATAGCCGCTCTGATTGCCGAGAAATTATCTCCACCTGTGCCAGAGCCGCCAGTTGCTCCCACTGCGTTTTTAAAAGGCTCATCAGAGCCAAATAAATAAGCATCAGACTCCTTTACGGTTTCCAATGCTTTTTTGATGTCCTCAGACTGGTTTTTTGATTCTTTTAAAGCGTTCATATCAAGCATAGCCATGACTGCTTTTTCATTGCGTCCACCAGCTGTCTTGATAGCTTCTTTGATGGTGTCGGAAAAGATGCGATCCGCTTCTTTGGCGGCATACTCAGCATCCTTGTCTTTCAGCTGCTGATTAAGCTTATCAATCTCACCCTGCATTGCTGCAGGATCTACGTCTTTAAATTTCTCCAAAGATTCTGTCGCAGTCGCAAGCTGATCTCTAAAGTTGTCACGCTCACCCTCTGCTTTGGTTGTCTTTGCCTTTTCAGCGGCAATGTCTTTTCCGTTCTCTGCCATGATCTTATCAATCGCATCCTGCTCCAATCCAAGTCCTTTTAAAAATTCTGTTTTCATGTTTTCCATTCTCCTTTCGCATTAGGTTATTTTAGGTGTGTAACCATCCACCACGAATTGACTGTTTAAGGTCTAATCTACTGACCAAAAAAGGCATAAAAATAACACATATCTCTATGTGCTAATTTATTTTCTCTAATTCATTTAATCTTCTTCGTAAAGTACGTCGAGTCCGTAAGCAACCGCTGCATCATGCTCAATGCGACAACCTCTAGCATTTTCCCAACCTTTACAAAAATAAGCAGCATGACACAAGCTCATATTCTCTAAAGATTTCGCAAGGAAACAAAGCGGAATCTGAACAACACCACGTTCTTTCATACTTTCGCTGCTATACCACTCATCTGTAAAAAGAGTATTCACGATTTCGTATCCTTTTTCCTGCAATACCTTAATTGCTTTCTCGCGCGTTTCTTTGATTTCCTCATCTGTTTTTCCTGCCATCGGTTGGCTTAACATTGCTTTTAACATATCTGTTTTCACCTTTCCTTTTTATTCAATTTTTACTCCTAAAGTAACGCCTGTACCTGCTCTTTCAAACTCTCCGGTACATCATCAATTGTCAAGTGTCCACCTTTGATTCTGTTCGCCAAAAACTGTGCCATAACTTACACCCCCATTTTCATTGTTGCTAAAATCAGTTCCTGTACCGCCTGATCTGTGACTTCCTGTGCCGCCTGTGTTGCTTTCAGGTCGTTCTGTAATTTCCCATAGGCGCTCATTCCGTCATCCACTGCTTCGTATTCTTTGATTACATTCTCTTCTGTCTCTGTATAGCCAACAAAGACAAGGTTGCTAAATCCCTCTGGTTTCTCTTCCTTAAGTGGCTTATAGCCCTCTTTCTTGATGGAGCTGATTCTTACAGTTCCGTTTTCCATGATTTTTGCATAGTTCATTTTAAATCTCCTTTCGATAGGTTAATTTGATATCTGGGTCAAGCTCCCCTCCATCCACCGTGATTACTGTGGTAGGGTAGTAGGTTTTTAATGCTCGGATTGCGTTTTGCTCGGATTGTGGGAGTGGGACGAATTCAGTGGTTTCGGTTTTATACGCTAGATGTAGCGGATGCGTTTTTAGATATTCCTTGATTGCGCTTACCGTACTGCCATATATTGCTTGTGTATTTAGAGTATATGCATAAGTGTTTGGTGCCGTATTAAAACTAATGCATGGGTTTTTTTCTCCAACAACACATTGTTTTAATTCCTCACAGTATCCTTCTCCTGATTTCAGTTTATTGTTCAGCAGGAAGTAGAAACCATTTTGATAGATTCCAACAGATGTATCACCTCTATACTCATTAATTGCACTCTGATACAACCACCCAATCTGTCCACCCTGCTCTACCAGTCTGTCCCACTTTGTGATTGGTCTGTCGGATGTGAGGGTGAGGGTTTGCTCTTTGTATGGATCGTATCCTGCATCTTGTCCTCCCACGCTTAAACGAGTGACGCTTAAATCTAAATAACAATCTACACTAAAGTTGTGTGCACCAGAAAAATAATCAATCGTTTTTCCATTATCGCTTACAAATGTTTTTAATTCCCCGTGGCTAAATCGCATCTGTTTCATGGATCCATCCGTGTATACGATTACCATATCTGTGATATTTGATTCTTTCGATGCGGATCTTAATATGCGGAGTGTGAATGCGTACTGTTGTCCATTCTCAAATTTTCCTTTGTATTTGAAATTGTGAGAATTATTAATATACTTGTAGCATTCTACGCCGTTAAACTCAACAACTTCTCCACCTTCAAGCAGACGCTTATCAAGCAAATTCTTCCCAGTAACTTTCACATCCACTTCATACTTCTGCGTTTCCTCATTCCACTTCCCAGAGTTTTTAATTTCCTGTAGATATTCTGGAGACGGTGGCGGATCTTGGTTCTGTTCCGTCTTCCCACCAAGCTCCAACCTCTCAAGCGGAGCATCCAAGCTGTTCGGCAGTACCAACATCCCTGTACCCTCTAGCTCTACCCTGTCATAATTAGGTGGCTGCGGAGCGGAGACTCCAAGAGGGCAGATCATATCCACTCCTATGATTCCTGTTCCATCTACCATTTTAAGCATTGTACTTCTACTCCTTTTTCGCTGGTTGCTGTGGGGATGATTTGGACGATGTTGCTCTTTCCACCGCCGTAGGAACCGTACTGTAATACCTGTGCGGTCTGCGCAGGAATCAGTACACTTTGTTCTTTTGTTGCGTCCCTTTCCAGAGATGCGTAGATATCTCCGTCTGTGAAATTCTTGACCAGAAATTCTGATGACGCTGTCTCAAATTCAAAAACCAATGTTGCTTCCGCTGTCGGTTGTCTAATTACTTTTACTTTACTCATTTCTGCCTCCTAAATCGTTTTGGTACGGGTGCCACTCTTCCGCGCATATCGTAATAGATGCGCTCACGTTCTTGATGTAGCCCCATTCGTTTGCAAAATCTGGTGTACTCCCCGAGTTGTCCTTGATACTTTGCTTTTGCAAGCATCACATCATCTGGGTCAGCTCCACCCTGTTTTAACAGCACAGCTTTTTCCCTCTGTGCCCTCATTGCTGTTTCCATTTTCCTCTGTTGCTGTTTGGCTTCGTATAAGGTGTATTCCTTGCCGTTAAATGTCTTAGGTATACTTTCCTTTCGGTTCTGCTCTGCAAGCCAAGAATCTGACCAATTCCGCTCCGAGATACCTTTTACAAAAGGGTAATATTCATGGTAACAGTTTGCTCCAAGTAGACCGGTAACTGTTCCAAGACCGCATACTGTAACAAGTTCTTTTTTGCTCCACACCTTGCCTTGCCAGACGGCGTGTGATGGTCTTGCTCCGGCGTGCCACGCAATCTCGAAATGTTCTGTTCCTAACTTCTCGGCGTTCATCTCTGTGATTTTCCCGGTAAGCTGTGATACTCCCGCCATAACCGCTCTCCTTGCCGCCACGTCTACCCTGCTATGCCACCCAGAAGCGTAATCAATGCTCCTGAGTCCGCTGTTTGTGAGCTGAGTGACCACCTTGCGAATCATTGTATTATAATCAAATGCGCCGTAAACCACGCCTGTAATAGCCTTATCAAGGTATCCTTGGTATATGTCGGATAACGGAGTCATAACAAGTTTTCCACCTCCGTAGTCAACATAGAATCCCATGGATTTCGTGACGTTCCGCAGATCATCATTGCTCTGCTGGATAAATCCATCTGTAATCTGTTGCAACTCCTTATTATCCTCGTAGGGGATATATTCCACATTGACCTGTTCGTAGATATCTTTGTTGCGAACATATTCCCAATCGATAACCTTGTCATACAGTTCAAACACTTCCGGATAGGATAGGTTCAGCGCGGTTTTTATCATCTTTTCGATGTCCTCAGAAGAGTACCCGATAATCTGTAGTCTATTGATCTGCCAGTCTGCCGTGCTTGTGATTTTTCCTGCTTTTTTGATTCTGCGAACAATGTCCTCCAAAATCATCTGCTCCAAATCCAGAAAATGCTTCTCAATCTGTCCGGATAGTTGTTTCTTGTAGTCCTCTCTCAATTAGATCACCTACTCCATGACTTGGTTCTGTTCCGGCAACATCTTTTTCGCTGTGGCTTCATCCTCGTTGTACCATTTCATTCGGTATTCCAAGTGCGACATCACGCCCATACTCACGTCCTGTCTGTCCTGCTGGCGTTCTGTTTCCTCATCGGTCAGAATGGAATCGTTGAATTTGCATGAGAACTCATATCCCGAGTTAAGCATACTGTTGTAGAATGCAAGTCCCGCAGCGAAGTCTTCCAAGCAATCATATAAATTGTTCTGGATTGCCGTTACTCGGTTGTACTTCCGGTTCTTTGATGCTTTAATCTCCGTGGCTGTTTTAGCCACTTCCTGCGCATCTGACAGGTCACCATAGGCAAGTCCTACAGAAAATTCAATCTCACGCTTGTATTCCTCCAACCCGCGCTTAAAGGCTTCGTCCCTCATTTCTGGGGAGTATTCCTTTAACAGTTCTTGGTCTTTCCCAGCATCCAGATTCATTCCCCGGTACAGTTTGTTTTTAAGTTTCGGTAGTCCAAGTTTTCCGGTTGCCTTGTCTTGCTTAAGCGCTCTATTATCCACATGGATAGCACGCTCGCCCGATTCGTATTCCCAGTCAAGCCTTGCCCCCTGTGTATCCGCTTTCCGAATCAGTTCAGCGGCAGATTCATATACTGATACACCGCAGGCAGAACCATCCACCTTGTTTTTAATTGGATTCCTGTAATATCCGAAGTCCATTCGATTCATGCCGGGGTATGTAATCGGTCCAGATAGGATATTTTCCCACTCTTCCACTGCTTCTAAGCTGCACGGAAGACCGATATCATTCGCTGTCTGGGAGTGAAAACACTTGTTTTCTATGGTCAGATTCCCATCCACAAAATAGTGTCGTTCAAGCCTTGTGAAATAATCAGCATCACCAACCTTTTTTACGGTCAAAAATGCAATATCATTCGGCTTTCCATCATCCCCAAAACTGATCGGTATAATCTTGTCGGCTGAGACAAATTCTGCAGCCGATTCTCCCAGTGGTTTCAAAACAAATGATCCGAGTGCAATACCTTCCTGAAGATTCTCATTCAGGCTCGCGATATTCTTCTGATAAATCTTGTCCAGACGTTCATTTGTCACACTGGTTTCCATTTCAACCAGCGCGCAGTCTGCAAACTCTCGGCAGATTCCATCTTCAATCCCAAGAGAAACAATGCTGTCAGAAATCCAGTCCGCATCCCCATTTAACATCTGCCTCCATCTATTGATTGCATATATCATGTCGTTGGATAGTGCGATATCCTTGCCGATGATCTGTTTTAATGTCGTATATCCAAACATCCTCATGATTCCTTTCCATAATCTCTTAATTCCATCAAACATCTTCCACCTCTTCGATTAGGTATTTCATGTCACGTTCGATCGTGTATTCAAATGCATCCAGGCTATCAATATCTGTACTGCCGTCATCCAGACGCTCATCTTTCCCAACAGCTTCTTTGTCCCAAACAGCATCCGAAAAAGCAGTTTGCAGAGATTCGCAGTCTTTTGTAATAAAAAACCGCCCAGCCCCCATGAGCTTGACGGTGCATCTGATTCTGTCGTTGATTGGTCTTTTCTTCGCTGGCTTGACAGCAATCCACGGATATTCTTTTTCTACGGCGTTTCGGATGGAATTACCAAGCACTGTCTCTGCATTATCCCAGAATACGGATTCTACGTTACAATACTGCACATAGTCTCCACTTTTCACGCATATAGAGTAATCATCTATCACTTCCTGCACGAATCTGCAGAACAGCTCATTCAGTCGATTACTGTCAATGTCCTCATTTTCATCCTTTGCCATGACTCTTTTGGATTTTAGCGCAATTACATCTCTGTAATTATCCGTATATCCTCTGGCAACGAATGAGTGGCCGGATTGATTACCGCCAAAATCCAAGCCGATCTCGATTGATGTGATATCCTCTTTCCGAAATTGCTTATGCTCTGATTCCCGAGAGATATTATCCACGATTTCGCACCGGAACGCTTCCGGATTGTCAGCAAACCGCTTGTAGATCGACCCGTCAGCTCTTTTCCACAGGCCAAGAATAAGACGGTCATAGTAGATTGTCCCATCATACTCTTTACAGAGGTCCTCGACAAATCCAGGATTTAGAAATGGATTGTCAAATATGGTGTACTTTTGTAGATATATATCTAGCTCCACATTGTCTATAAACTCTTTCAACCAATGCGTAGGGTGTTCCGGGTTACAAGCCCCATCAAAGCAGGAATACGGTTTATCAAGACGGGATTTTAACATCTGGAAGACTTCTTTATTCCATTTTGCAATCTCATCCCCGTAACAATACTTGATGGACGCTCCCTGTATCTTTGCGACCTGGCTGACCTTTTCTGCGCCGAGACAATAGACATCCTCTCCACATACTCTCGCAACATTCCGGTTGTTAATGTTCCCGATCAGGTCACTGGTATAGATTTCTCTCATCGGCTGCAGGACGTTTCGCTCTATGGATTCTTTGGAGACTCCCATGATTACATTTAAGCCGGGGAGTCCAGCTCTATCTCGGATTCTTTTTGGGACGATATAAGCAGTATCTACAAAGGACTTTCCCGAACGTACCGCGCCAGATTTAATATTCCATCTGTGCGTTGCATTCATTATGTACTCATTCTGCTTTTTGCTTAGCTGCATTGTCATGCAATCCTTTCAAGATTTCATCCAGCTTTTCAATTGCTGTTCTATCCTCGTATTCTTGCTTATCTCTCCATTTATCCGGTTTCCGGTTCTTCAACCAGAAGATCTGGGCTGTAGTGTCCGGCGCTACTTGCTTTGTGACCTTTTTCGTAGTTTTCATTTCATCGAGTTCCGGTATGTATTCTCTGGTCGTTTCCGTGTACTCATATCCAAGCGCACGTTTTAGCAAAGCATTCTCGACTTGACGATCAACGACCTCTTTTCCTCTTTTTAGGGTGTCCGAAATGTCCGAATACTTGTCTTTCCAGCTATTTAATGTGCTTCTGGAAATCCCGATATTATCTGCAATCTGCTCGTCCGTCAGACCATCTCTCGCCCATCCCTCTATCTTTAGCAAGCCTTCCGGCTCTAGCCACTCTTGATATTTACCTTTTGCCATCCGACTCACCACCTTTATAGCATAATAAAAGCACCCATCTCTGGATGCTAAGGATTTAGGACTACTGCTGAAAGAATTAATAACGCCAACAAAAACCAAAATAACCAAATACACAATCAAAATTTATAAGAAAAAGGAGGAACCTTGCAGTAGTCCACAGCGGGTATAGCAGGACTCGAACCCGCGACACATCGGTTAACAGCCGATTGCTCTGCCAACTGAGCTATACACCCGTAGGATGCCTTTTCTTGACATCCTTTACCCCTATCCGCACTCGGGTACGCTGATTACACTAAATATAGATTGCTGAATCTATTTTTGTTTGTTCTGCAGATCTGCGGATATCTGCGTTTTGGTACCATTTGCAATGTAAGTCCGGTGTGCACTCCCAGAACAGACCTCAGCTGTGCAGCCTGCATCTTATATCACAAAGCGGAGCACCTGGAATCGAACCAAGGACGCGGCGATACCCCGCACATCTACCACTGATGCTATACTCCGCATAAAAACACCGCCAGACGAGAAAGGGCAGAAGTCCGGCGGTGTTCCGAATGTTGTTTGGAAAGCTTTTGGAGTCTTTCTTCTAACTCCATGTTATACTATAAACTCCTAAAAGCGAAAAATGTGAAAAAAACGAAATAACTTTATTTTTCTTTCATCCAATTCTGAAATTCCATTCTCACGCTGTCTTTTGTGGATCTCCCTCCCATTTTTATCGCTACAGTGTCCCATGTCAGTCCTTGCATCACCTTGAACCGGATAATCCTCTGCATCCTTACCGGAGCTTTATTGATTACTCGCTCTGCTTTTACTTTAATCCGCTTTGCGTTCAGCTTTCGTTCTTCCAACAACCGTTCCTCTTCGTCTATATTCACCGTGTTCTCTACACATCCAGAGATATTAAAGCTCTGCGGTTGGTACGGAAACTCTGGATTGCTGCCTGTCACTTTATCCTGCACAAACGTCTTTCTTCTGTGCCGTCTGATATCTTCCTCTGTCTCTTTCACAAGTGCTTTCGCATCCATGTACTCATAGATTATATTCTTATCCACCTCAATCACCTCCCGGAATTGGCTTTTTGATGTTGTACTTGCTTGCTATGTATTCCAGAGTGTCCGTATTTGTTCTGTCAGCCCTTTTAAAATCACAGGCAAAGGCTTTATGCCCCTGTTGCTTTAAAGCTGTCTCGCAGGGCTTTCTCGTTGCCATCTTGTGTGCTTCTATCTTTCTCACGGTGTCTGCTGTCTCCATTCTGCGCTTCATGGTTTCTCTGGTCATGCCGTCACCTCAATCTGCTCCCCGGTCAATTCTTCCAACTTCTTCCTCATTTCTTCGATTGTCATTTTCTTTGTTTCGGTGCGTTCCCAGATGAGTTCGAGGTTGTTTTTAATAAACACATCTTCTATGCATCCGAGTGATCCCGGAGTAATCCTATAGACTTTAACGATGTCTCCTCCTTTATAACCTGCCCATTTCAAGCCATCAGTATAACCGACTATACTATTGTGTTCGCCTTTTCCCACTGCCGTCCCAGCCAATACAAGATACATACCCCCATCTCTCTGCTCAACTACCATTCCGTCTTTTAAATCTGCTTTCGTAAATTCTTTTTGCATGCAATCACTCCATTCTAAGATTTCATATCCTTCGCTATTGTAGTACCAATACGATGAGAACATTCCGAATCCTACATAGCACGTTTCTCCTTTGTACTCTTCATAATTCGTCTTTTCCATATAGCTTTTGCCTGTGCACCATTTCATCCCATGCTCATGCATTCTCTTGCAAAAATCTTTCGCTTCTTCCTCGGTCTTACAATGCACCGCAATCTTATTGTCTTCATTTTTAAATTCATCCCAGTTAAATTTTTTCATCTTTCTACCTCACTATCTTTCGCACTATCCAATCCAAAAACACCACAAACAGCAGTATCGGAAACCCTCCAGCCAGAATGTAATCCGCACCTTCTAGCCCTACATCCTCTTCCAATCCTGTCTTTAAAGTAATCACAGTTCCCAGCCCCAGGATGTAGTACAGGGCCAGAAATGCGATTGTGATTAAAATGTCCATGTTATTCCTCCCGCCTATTATTCCATCCTTGTCTTGCTGCTTCCTGCGCAATCATCTTGTCATCCCTCCACGCCTTAATTGCCACATAAGGCCCAGATGCTCCGCAAGCACCGCACACTACCCTATATCCTTTGCTTCCCATTCTCCGGATTCCGACTCTTCTGTCACGGCATCCGCAAAATGGACACGCTTTAATTTTCATTCCACATTCTCCTTATCTGCATACTTCTCTACAACATCCACTGCACAAGTCAGCCCATAAATATAGCTTTCCAGCTCTTCTGCTGTTTTGCTTAATCCATGTCTTTTCCTTTCTTCTTTCAGCGTTTCGTAGGCATCATTTTTCATGTTTTCGATTTCTTCCACGATCTTCTCTAATGCGTTCATTTGCTGTCCCTCCACCAAAATTCGAATTAACGTGAAATGATTTTTACAAGCGCAGAATACTCTTTTAGATTATCTTTGTGAACCAACCCAATTTCTTCATTTTCGCTATATACGATTTCATACTCGTTCGAAACCAGATTGCAAACTTCCATTGTTGACATTACTGCAATTTTTTCCGCTGTTTCCATTTTTTCTTCAAGCGCTAATTTTCTAATTTTTCTTTCCATCCCTAAATAATTCAATTTGTCGCTTAATTCTCTACCAGTCATTCTATTCCTCCGTTCTGTCGCATCTGCTCTATGTAAATTTTTGTGGCGCATCTTACAATCTCCGGTTTTAATCCATCGTAATCAGTGCCTTTGTAAAAATTCTTGTCGCACGATCTTTTAATCATATACAGGATATCTTCAAATGCCTGTTCTTTCATTCTTCCACTCTCCTATTCCACATTCCCCTAGCCGTAGCTTCTAAAGCACATCTTCGCGTTGCGACTCCGCATTCTTTACAGTACACGAAAGCTGATATGACTTTTTCATCAAATCCATAGTGAATTTTCAGTGCCGCTTCTCCACCACAAAACGGGCATTTCTTTAGTTCCTCCATGCTACTCACTCCAATCTAATCTCTGTCCACAATGATTGCAGCAATCAGAATCCCAATCACGAAACATTTTTACGTCTTCCATATTCCCAAACAGTCTTTTGCATCTAGGACACGACGCTTGTCCATTCCAGTTTTCTACTTTCTTCGGCAACTGCTTTTCTAGTGCTTCGATTGCTACTAGAAATGCATCGACATAATTGTTATAATCGCTTCTTTCTCTCGTTTTCTGCGGAAGTGAGCGCAATGTTGCATTGTACGCATCTCGCATTTTGTGTATTCTTTCTATCGCTTCTCTAACTTTCTTCTCATCCATCTAATTTTCCTCCCGTTATTTCCAACCATAAACCGCTCTCTCCATCTTTTTCATACAGGAAATCCGTCTCTATCCCACAGACCGCCAATTCATTCATTGTCCTCACACAATCATCTGCATCAGCGCATTTGATTGTGTCGCCTTTTCGCAAGCGTGTTTCTTTCACTTTTGGCATTAGTCATTCCTCCGTATCGTCATCTCAATTCCAATCTCATCTTTTATCATCCTCGTATATTCATCCCACGTTGCCATATCGTCCACCAGGCACTCTGCTTTCAGGTTCATTCGGTCGATAAATCTCTTGCACCGTTTCTCAGCAAAACCGAACTCATCATGCAGCGTTGCGACTGCGATCACCATCATTGTGTCCAGTGTCATGTTTTTGATTTTCTCACAGGCAATGTTTAGTTCTTTTCTGGTTAATGCTGTGTTGATTCCTGTGATATTCCGGAACTGGATTTCTTTCTCCAGCCCCTCTATACCGTCTTTTTTCACAATTTCTCTGGCAAGAATTAACCCTTGTGATCTGCCGGTTGTATAATCATCAACTTTTCCCATCTTTGCACCTCATATCTTTGCAGAAATACAACTCTGTCCCTCTCTTTGTTTTTATGTACTCGTAATCTCCAATAATTTCCCGTCCGCAGGAAGAGCAGATATGTACTTCATTTTTCTTCGGATTCTCTTTCTTTTTTTCATAGCTTACTGTAAATACCTCCGCATTAATATCCGGTTTGGATTCTGGATTGTGCGGTTTAGACTGCAACTCTGCTTGACCCAGCGCTCATAAAAATCCATGTATTCACCGATTCCCTTGAACTTATCTTTTATCAATTTATTGATTTCGGTCTTTTCGCATTCAGGCTCCTGGATTAAGCCTTTTTCTCTCATAAAACGCTTCATCGTCTTAACATTTGCGTCAATTCCGCTCTTTTTCGCAATTTCCTTGTGTATATGGGTAATTACGCACCCATCTTCAAGCATTTGCCTTATTTCGTCCAAATACGGCTCGTATAGGTCCCTTTTTCTTTCTTGCATTTAATCATCTTCTTTCATTTCGTTAATAACCGGCGTCCACGATATTACTAAATTCTTGCAGAAATTCAACATAGCATGATCATCCCTGTACTTCTCAATAATCCCATCGACATCTGCATTGTATTGACTCATTGAGCCGGTACCTTTATAATTTTTATACGCTTTCCAGAACAAATTCTGGATATCTGTTATTTTTTCGTGCATACACTACCCTCTTCGTAACAAAGCAACAAAATTTTTCTTCCGGTAACAAAAGTCTGTTACCCTATCAAACCAGCATGGTTGACAGGTTTTTGAGGTTGGTAACAAAAGTAACAATGATTTTTACCCTATATAGGGACTTCATATTTTTGAATTTCTCACATTTTTATTCCGTATATATAACGCGATTTCCTGTTGTTACTTTTGTTACTTGTTACCTTATCGCAACTTTTCTGCCCCGATATTCCACTGAAATCGCATCATTCGGCGACGAATTTTTGAATTTTTCCAGCACCTCATTTAATATTGCATTTATCGGAACTCCATTCCTGAACGCCATGCATTCAATAAAATCATAGTTTTCATCACTAATCCTCACAACTTTTGACATTGTATTTCCTCCTCTTAACTAAAAGGTAGCTTTTCTTGTGTTTCATCGATGCTTTCAAACCCATCATTATCCGTATTTCCTTTCGATTCAAGTTGCAAAAACACGCATCTCGCCGCTCTTCCGTCTATCTTTTTCAGCTTTGTTGGGTTTCCCTTGCTGTCCTGCTGAATAACGCCTTTCTTTGCAGCCCATGACAGGAAGGACTTTTTTGAGAATTTCCCAGATTCGCAAATTTCCTTAAATGCCTGTCCGTAAATTACTGCGTACCCATCCTCAATAATTCCCCATTTTTCACAATTTGAAGACACATCAAATCTCTGGCTGTTCATTGCGATTTTGTCAAGGATATATTGGTAGCATCGCTCATTGTCAGACAGCTCATTTCGGTCTATAAGCACCTGTTTCGCTTCATCCATAGAAATATACTGTCCATCTTTGAAAATGAGATCTGTGGCTATTTTATCGGCTGTCAGGACGATGGAAAGTGAAATACTCTGCTTCTGCATCTTGTCCGTGTTAAATAACTCCTTCTGAAACTCTTTCTGGATAGAACGAATTTCATCTTCTCCCATTTCTTTGATGATCTCCACGAATTTCCTACCTGCGTGACCGTAATTCCGTTTTACCGTTTCCGCTGTCTTCTGCGGATCCTGATAAATCTTTTCTCCGCACTCAACCTCTAAGATTCTGTTTATTGCACCGCCCTGACTGACATAGCTGCTAAGCGGTCTCTCTCCATTACAGATCATTACATTCCGCCACCGATTCTCTCGATTGATTCCGAGGTCTTTGTTTGACCGGCTCTTTCCTTTTCCGGAACACAGATCGTAAACAATTCCCTCGAAGTTATCCCTAATCCTTGCGGATGTTTTACTCGTATCGTCCAGAAACATCGGAAGATGATTCAACATATCCGCTTTCGCTTCCAGTGCAACATCCGTTGTTTTGAAGTCTCCAATATATCTACTTTCGTCTGGATTCGCCCACACGGAAGCTGCGACCATTAAAGATACCGTCTTTCCTCCCTCTGTCTCTCCCCACAGATCGACAAAAAATGGAAGTCCGCCCAAGACATGAACCAGTACACTTGCGAATGATGCGGCCAATAGGAATTTCACTTCCATTCTTCCCGACACCCTTAGCTCTCGAACATGATTTAACCACACATCGAAACTTCCATGCTCCGACACGCTTTCAAAGGTCTGCTTAAATCGATTATCCCCGTCAAAAATGATGTCTGTATCATAGGGGATAAACTGATCCTTGATCCACCCAAGTTTACTAGTGGAATACTGCACATCTATGTAATCATCATTTCCATTTTCTACGTCAGCCAGATACTTGACTAGCAATTTTGCATTTTCTGACGTAACTGCAATCCCTCTTCCGGATAATGCCACGATCTTATTCGCCGATGTGATCATCGTTTTTGGAACCACAATATCGTGCCACTGGTTATTTCGCCTGTACGACAGTTTTATTTGCTCTTCCCCGGTCTCTAAGTTTCGCAGCCGCTCTACTGGTAGGATTGGGTGATAGCAAGCCACTTCATCAACCCTTCCGGAATTCTGTGCGAACACGCCGCGATCATCCGCAATCCAGGCGCCGCAATACATACGATCGTGAGGTCCTGTGAAATTCGTATAGTTATCTACTGTGCAAACAGTTCTGTTTTCCCGTTCCTGTCTCTTCATTTCTCGGTCAGCCTGATTGTATCCTTTCAAAATCTCTTCAAAATCCGACTTGACTCCCAGCTGTTTCGCTCTTCTGATGAGCTGCACTTTTGTTTTTGATCGGAGAATCGGATCTTCCATTTCAAATAATTCGATGAAAACTTCATCATCCAATATGCTGTCTGCATCGAATTCGTTTATTTCTTTCACTTTCTCGCCTCCTTCTCGTTTAATATTTCGTATAAGTACAACTGATATTGCAGAGCATTGCAACAATCGCACCAGACGTCACTGAACGGTTCCGACTTATTCATGTAATCGCGGTACACATCTATCAGAACATTGTTCAGCCCCCTTTTTCTCCGGAGCTTTTCCTCTTCTCGCTTTCTCTGTTCTGCCTTCTTCTGGCTCCTGTATATCGCCAATTTCGACTGGAATGTCGGCTTTTCATAAGTTCCACCAAGACTCTGGAACGCTTCTTTGAAATCAACATGATCAATTAGCTGCACGAATGTAAAGATATCTCCATTTGTTCCGCATCCGAAACAATGAAAGCTGTCTGGGTAGATTTTTAATGAAGCTCCCTTGTCTCCCTTGTGGAACGGGCAGTGAATAAACCCCGCCCGATTTACATGGAACCCATATCTCTCCACAATCTCTCTCATGCTGTGTGAATGTTTAATCTCTTCTTTATTCATGTCTTTCGCTCAATAACTCAATAATTTTCTTTCCGGTATCATTCTTCTCACAGAATTCAAACCTCACGTTATACCGATCTCTAATTGTGCAAAGGGACTTGTATAGCTGATTCCCATCGACTGCTTTAGAAGATGCTACATACCTCTCCTTCTTTCCATTCACAGTGCGCCATCGCACTTCATGTTTTCTTGGATTTTTCCAAAAATACACATCCTCGATGCTTTTAATATCATTCCCGTGCTCAATCAGTATGATCAACTGTATTCCTGCATCCATAGCCTTAAGCAGTTCCCTTTTAAATCTTTCGTGCTGCTGGCAGACATTTCCGCACAACTCTTGGAGATTTTGCTTTCTGTCGATTATGAGCCGGGGATTGTCCAAAGACATGTAATCCCCAACTAATAATTTGCTGGAAAAATGCTTGACTCCATTATCATCAAAAGTCTTCACGATCTTTCGAATCGCCCTTGCTTTTTCCCTGCTGTCAATCTGTATATCCATCTGTCTCACCTCTAATTAAATGGCAATTCTTCATCGATGTCATCCGGAATATTCATAAATCCATCAGATCCGATCGGCGGCGCTGCTGCAGACGCTCCATTATTATCCTTGTATGCCCTTGTTTCGATTTCCGCAGGGATATCAGCGTCTTTCACTCCTTCTGCGCTTCTGAACCAGCGGAGTTGATGCTTTGCAATGTTCCTTCCATTGTAATAATCATTTACAATGCCAAACACCGCTCCAGCCAACTTGTTTTTAAAACATTCCGCAAATCCATCGCCCCAATTCACCACGAACCCCGGATTTGACTTCTCAACAGATGTGATAAATGTCTTGAAAGATTTACTGCAGTCACCATTCTGATCCTCGGTTAAAATATATGTAGTTCCATTTGCCGGCCATTTCTTATCCGGTCTTATATCATCTCGAAACGCTTTTTCGAAATATCCAGGCTGGCTATCATTTTGTGCGAAGTCGAAAGACACCTTAATCATGTCTTTGTTTGTCTTTGATTTCATTTCCAGAACTTCCTTGATGATCAAGATATGTCCTCCAAGCTCTACCGGTGTAAATTCTCCCTGTACCTGTGTGTTGTCAAAATTATTTGGTTTCTGCATTGTTTTCTTCTCCTTTTCCTAATCCGTAGTATTCTCTAATTTTCTTATCGACCAACAATAGGTCATTATCTATTGTTAAATCCTCAAACATTCCGATCGGAGATTTACTTACTGCTCCTTGGCTTGCTTGAGTGACAAACAAATGCTTTCCGCCTTCCTCAATGCATCTAAGCACTATCGTGAACATTCCTTCGATGCAAACTTTTTCATCGAGTAGTTTCCCGATGGTTTTTGGTTTCACTTCCCCTGCTTCGTCTTTTTCTTCGTGCATGATAATATACACGATTTTATTCTCTGGCACTTTTGTCACAATAAACTGGATTAAGTTCCAGAAATAGTCTCCAATGTCGTTGTACAGGGAGAATACCCCATTTCCTTTTCCAGCTGAGCTGTGCCCCCTCATAAAATGATTTGTTATTAGATAGCCGGCATCGTCAATCACGATAGAATCCGCTTTTGATGCAATTAATAATTTCATGATCTGCTGGTAATCATCCGAAAACCATCCATTCACCTTCCCTTTAAATGGTAGCGGCTTATTAAGAACCCTGATAAGATTAAAGTCATCATTCTGACAGTTTCTCATACTGGTAGATTTCCCACTTCCTGATTTGCCAATAATTAATACTGGTGTTGCCATTTTTTTATTCCTCCTTCATAATTCTCACAATATTCAAAAGTGCCTGTGTCAGATTCGCGATATCCCTTGTCTGGTAATATGTATTCACCTCCCCATTCTCAATCATTCCGAGACGCTCATCCAACAGATCCTCAATTCTCTCCTTGCGCTGCTGCATCGTAATCATGTAGTCGCCTCCTCATGCACCCAATTTCCGGAAAAGTACCACAGTACAACTGTGATCACCGCCATGTAAAAACTTTCAGCTTCCTTCATGATCTGCATAAATGCTTCCTGTTCTCTTTCCGTACCATTATTGATTCGTTCGCAAGCGTAAAGGAACGCATCTTCGTCACGCACTTTCTTTCCTTTCTCCGGTCCGATACCTACATACATCATTCTTCCTCCATGCCGATAATTGCTTTTATACTATCTGCGTCCACAAAATTTCCTTTTACGAACGACAAGAATCCAATTAACGCATCCATCTTCCCATCTAATCTACAAAGACGGGCATATTCCTGTTCGCTTACATAAATTTTATTGTTATCCATTGCTTATCCTCCTAAAATCTGTTAATATAGAATCGTATTTTTTCCTGAGTACCTACGGCTCCCCAGCCTTTTTGTAGGTGCTCATTTTTAATACCCAAACACCAACCACAACCCGATCACCGCCAGCACAAACCCGATCACAGCTGCTGCAACCTTGTGCCAGTAAGGCTTGTCCTGCTCCGGTAACTCAACAGATACGGACCGGATGTCCCAGCTATTTAAAGTGTTGGGTTGCTGAGTGGTCTGGCAGTGGTAGGTTCCTTTTATTGTCACAATATCAATCCTCCTAATCTCCGCTTTTCTTCCTCTGTTATCTTTAATGCCTTACATATCAACCTTAATTCCCGCAGGTTAAATTTGTTTGGATCTCGTATTTTCGCATACAGGGTGCTTTCTGGTATCCCTGTAAGATTGGACAGGTCATCTATTCCCATGTCTTTAAGTCTTCTTGCATTGTCAATACTGCCACGCAAGACTCTGTTTTTTATTTCGTTTTCGCTAACTGCAGTTCTTGGCACAATATCAGTCCTCCAATTCTACTACGAGGGCTCTTTGATCTACTTTCATCGTTTTCACGATTTTTCCGCGCCATTTGATGTTTCTTGATTCAATACTGCCTTTTATAAAACCGGTTTTCTTCAACACTCCATCTTCTGTATAGATCACTTTAAATAACGCTCCATTTTCCATCACCCTGAGCAAATCCGTATATCTAAGTCCAGACAGTTGATCTGCCTCAATACTTCCAACTGTGATATCGGACGGCTTAGCGTCCTTATCGAAAGTCCGAACATCCATATTCACTGTCAGATCTGCAATACACTCACCCTCTTTCTGTTCTAATCTGTACGATTTCACACAGTTGAGCTTCTTTCCGTCCAAAATTACTCCATTGTCGATTTTTACGATGCTATGCATTCTCTTCTCCCTCCTTTTCTTCTTCCTTCTTCTGGCTTTTCTGTGAAGCCATAGCCTCCGCAAAGCCGAGAAAATACCCTTTATTCATGTCCGACATATCCGGCAGTGCTTGCGCCACTTTTCTGATGATTTCTTTCTCTTTCTCGCTCATGCGTACCTCCTATGCTGCGTTCTGCTCAATTACTGGGTGGATTCCGTTTTTCTTGAGTTCCTCGTATAAAAACAGGCGTCCTTTCTGCGTCCACTGTGTCTGCATTGTTACGTCTGGATCCCCATTGCTTCTTGTGATATCAATGGTTTTACTATGTACATACCCACAATTCTGATATTTTGAGTAGAGAACCCACTGTTTATTAACCTTGTACTGGATTTTCATATCATTCAGAATCCGGTTAAATCGCACTGCTGACATTCCGTAGTCCTTGGCGATCTGCGTGGTTGCCACCAACGATTTTGATTCCAGAATGTGGTCAACGTAGTTCGCTTTTGGTGTCATTTCCTCGATTAGCTTTTGTTGCTCTACCACTTGTCCGCCAAGGAATTTGCACCTGTCTTTCAGACTGTCAATGGTCTTTCCTGCCATTTTTAAGGCTCTGGCCATTACCTGTTCTGGTGTATTCCATGCTTTCTCGAGATCAATCAATCTTTGCCGGCACTCTCTCCCTTTTTCAGTTCTGCTCATAAGACAGATGTGCTTTGCCATGTCGGTAGATAATTGATAGTCTTGTAATTCTCTTTTTGCTCCGTTATTTACAACCGTACCCGAAAGTACACTTGTAAAATCATCATCTTCAATGAATCCTTGCGAATTCTTTTCGAACCACTCAGAAAATCTCTTTCTGATTCCGAGAGCCTTGTGTAAGTCTCTGGCCGATATGGTAGGTTCGTTACCATCTGTGTTTACTGTAAATAATTCGTTCAATACCTTTTACCTCCTATTTTTACTGCCGTCGTAACCTCCGTGGCGGGATTGCTTTATTTTTGCTTAACATCGAAAGAAACGGATGCGCTCACTGCATGCCTGAGAAAAACAACGGATAACCATTAAGAGCTGCTTCTTTCAAATGAGGTAGCTCTTTTTCAGGCATCTCTTCTTTAAGAAGTTCCGCAAATGCTTCAGGAGTTTTTTTGACTTCGATCAAGCCAAATATCATATTGGAAAACTCTTCCTCTCTAGTAATGGATTTCAATACATCGAATTTTTTTATCTTTCTATCCTTTTTTCTTCGTCAAAACCTATAAACTCATCGATATACTTTTCGGTACGTTCAACCCCATGAATTTCTTCGCGCAACTCTTCTGGTTGTTCAAGAATTCTTTTCGTAGCATTTATGATCAAATTCTCCGTATTTACCTTCTGAATTTTGATGTCATCTTCACACTTTTTGATGCGATACAACAAGCAATCCCATTTTCGTCTTGAAACCCACATCTTTCTCACCTCTTTCTTTTTGAATCTTTATTGTTATTTGTTTCCGACTCTCCTATAATTTACTTACAGGACACTGCTTGCGAGTAAACTACATCTTTAGTTACAAACAGTGTCCAACTTCCGTTATCATAGTCGATATCAAGCCTTGAAATTCCTTTCATTTCCTTTCCATTTAGTTTGAAAATTCTTTTCTCGATGTCGATTTCTAGAGATTCAAGTTTCTTCTTCTCCACAATCATCCTTATCACTCCTTTCCTTATATTCTGTCCTCTGCATTTCTTAATCCGGGCTTGGAACCGGCCTTGGCTGCATTACAGCGCCAGAATGCGTCAGGCGGTTTATCAGAGCTGTTGTCATTTTCTTCAAGCTCAAGATCGATCAACATATCATTGAATTGATTGGAAATCTTTAAAATAAATTTTGTTAAAATAATAAGAGATTTCACATTCCCACGATCTGCTATCTTCCTGTGAGCTGATAGCAGATTTTTTACAACTGTCTTTCTAATGTAAAATCCAAATTCTTCTTTCATTTCCATTTCCTCACTTTCAGTTTTTGTTTGGGTTGTTTGAGTTTGTAAACTCATAATACAGCTCTTTTTAGAGTTTGTCAACCCTATTTTCAAGAAATTTATTTCGTTTTTGAGTTGATAAACTCACCAGGTTATGATATAATATATTTCGTAAGGAGGTGATATAATGGAAATGTTCGAGAGAATAAAACTCCTCCGAACTGAACAATTACATATGACGCAGACTGAATTCGGCGAAGCTCTTGGAGTAAAAAGAGACGTTATAAATAATATTGAAAATAATCGTTTGAAAAATCCAGAGAAACAGGAACCGATTTATAGGTTGATGTGCGAAAAATTTAATGTAAGCGAAGAATGGTTAAGAACCGGAAATGGAGAAATGTTTATCCCGTTGACAAGGGACCAGTTAATCACAGACTTTGCTACTGATCTTATAATGGAAGACAATACATTCAAGAAAAGATTAGTAGAAGCTCTTGCAAAGCTGGATGAAAGTGAATGGGAAGTCCTAGAGAAGCTCGCTGAGAGCTTAATTAAAAAAGACTAGGGTTTCCCCTAGCCTAAAAGTTTTTTGCAGAATCGGTATACAAGTTCCAACATCTCAATGTTGTTGGACTTGTTAACCAATTCAATGATAAGTTTTTTGTAGTCCATTCGCGATCCCCCTAACTGCAAAAACACATGTTCGAAATCCCTGAATACATAATACTATTTCGGTGAATAAAAATCAATATTTTGTTCGAACATTTGTTCTGTTATTTTTTGGTACTTATGTACCTCTCTATTAAGTTAACAATCTAAAATCGGGAAACTTACGCGAAAATGG